GACATCTTCACATGATTTGATGCCTCAATTATGTGACCTGGTGGATCTCCATAGTCTCTCATGTAACCCTCTGGATCACAGGCATATTGAATAGCCTCCCTCGGAACATCAGTTGAATACACAAATTGTGAGCCGCCCATCTTCACAGGTCTCAGTGCTAATTTCCTAGATGTTCTTACCCCAATTGCTCTGAATCTGTTCAAATCTGACATCACATCTAGACCATTCAGAATCCCTTCAGCTGAGTAGGTCATTGTGCTCAACCTCACTTTCATTTCTTCCATTTTCTCTTTGAATGTTCCAAAGCTGTCATTCTCACCTGCAAATTTCCATACTTTTCCACGCACAGCCCTAATGTTTGCTCTTTCTGCAAGCAAGCCTCTGTCCCTTGTCCCGGCTGTTGTTTCCATCTCCCTCATTCCTTGCTCTGCTCTCACCAGCGTTCTGTCATTTTGATTTCTTGGCGTGAACACACTTGCAAAATTTCTTTTCTTTGCACCTTTCATGATAGCATTCTCCTTTATTCCTTCCCAAATCAGGCTTACCTGTTTCTTTTTCTTCTCAAAGAGATCCTTGTTCACTGCTAATGCCCATGGTGTTCCATCCCTGCATGCCTGATGCAACAGTAATGATGTTTCGATCGTGGACGTTGATCCACATCTTTGAAGTTCCACAAATACAGCCAACTCATCTGCATTTGGACAATAGAGCTTGTATGTCATTGGAACTTTAGAGATTCCCCCCATCGGCACTGGTATGTACTCCAATGGTATCCCAAAGATGTCTTCTGGTTTGTTTTCAGTGTACATTCCGAGCTCCCCGCGAATCCAGTCATCGTTTATAACACAATGTGCCAATGCCACTTTGTTTGGGCATCCCTTCTTCACAGCATTCAGCACCGCTCCTTCTGTGTTTGTGAACATGGACATTCCCAAATCTGGTACAATGCCTGCCAGGTCTTTGAACCAGGTCATTTCAAGTGATGATTTTGTCATGTAGATTGACACTATTTCGATCATGTCTTTAGACACATATGTCTTCTTCGGATTTGTCTTCCAACCACCGATTGTCAGAATCCCACATGCTGTCTTCAGCACGTCTTTCATCACAGTTTCTTCATCAATTACATTTGGCATCTTTGCTGTAACAATTGCAGCCCAGTCGTCAGAGTTGTTGAACGGTCTGAACCTTATCCATGCTCCCAAGTCATTGCTTCTGTTGTACACCTCTTCCACTTCATTCAGAAGTGACTGC